CTGATCATGGTAGTTAACTATATCGTTAATGATAAGTATAGTCCAGTTATAAAAAGGATTTTTATATAAATGTAGTGCAATATCTTCTGGTCTCTCACCATTCTGAACAATATATTCATCAAACATAGTGAGTGATGTTTTATATTCGTCTATAATCTCAGCTCTTCGCCACAAATTTTTTCCAACAAGAAAGTTCTGGTCTATCTGTGAGTTTCCAAAATTGTATAATAGATCTGGTAATTGTTTTAACATTAGAATACTATCTCAGGTTGATTATCTGTAAGTGATGATTTGTTAAATCCACCTGCATCACCTCTACCAGTACGCTTTCTAGCACCTTCAAAGTCCACACGTGTAAGTGCAGTTGTCTCCATGAAGTGTAAGGTAACGGTAACTAAAGGAATAGATCCATCAAATACTGTCTGGAATTTACTCATTGGAGTTGTGTTTACGGACAGTGATGTCAATGCACATAGTTTAGTTTTAGGCATCATAGGATGTTGTATGGGATCTCCAATAACAGGATCCCTTCTTCCATTTTCACTAGGATCGACAGGAACAAATCTAGGTTCTAATACAAATACATCTGGGAATGTAAGGGTAACTGCACTACCTCTACCATTCCTCGAACCAGGATGCATACCACGTTTAAACCATTCAATAATAGTCTGGATCTCTTCTGATTCAGTTGCATCTCTCGCAGCAAAGGCAAGAGTGAAATCAAATTTCCTCATATCCATAGACTGAAACATCTGAATAGCATTCTCATTTGGTGCAAGACCAGCTAATCCAGCAATATTTTTCATGTTTACTTCACCATTTACACCATATGGGTTAGTTGCAAAGGCAGCTCCACCTGCTATTTTCTGAGCATAATCTGCAGGATTTGCTCCAATACTACTCAATATGTTACCACTACCGCCTTGACCTAATTGACCTCCAAGTCTACTTAGTCCAGCCTGCAGTAATCCACCAGCAGCACCACCAGCAACTGTTAACATTGCAAATTGAGCCATACTATCTGCTGCTAGTGCTAGGGTTCCCATCTTAAATTTATTATTCCAATCAGCACCGTAACTATATTGATACTCATCTGGCATAGCCACATTCAATTGACTTGATTGCAAACCCGCTTCTCTTTTTTCTAACTTCTCACTCTTATCTGCTAATAATTTATTAAGAGTTGTTGTTTTTCCATTTGGAAGTATAATTTCTTCATCGCCTTGACTTATTTCTGTTATCTTAGGATTAGTTCTATTATTTGGCCTGTCACTGCCAATCCTTTCGTTCTGGTTTATTGCCTGAACATCAATATCATTACCAATAGAACCATACAAACCTGCAGCTGTATTACTAACCCCCGATACTAAGTTCTTTAATCCAACTGGGTTGTTACCAGACCTTTCTAAAGATCCGAGTGCATCGTTTTGATTTGTAGCTACTTTCTTTAATCCCTCTTGGTACTCGTACTTTTTAATATTAAGATACGAAGCATAAGGGATCGTAGATATCCCAAATGGATACTCTAGGGACTCAGGGATTTGTACTGTATTGTTTTCAGCCATTATCTATTACGATGGAATTTTTCTATGGGTAGTTGACTTAACACTGGTACTTCGTTTTCTTGAACCTCAAAGAAAATGCGGTCTGCATTTTTCGGAATATAATAATGTAGAGTAGACGCAGGAAACTTTTTATTATTTATAGCACGTAATCGAGCATTTTTGTTGAGGTAATGTATGTTTGCACCCAATATATTACCTTTTTTCATTTCTACTATATGAATTAGAGGAAATTCATCCCATTCTCTTAGCTGATCTTTGAATTTAGGCTCATACTCAAAGGCATACCACTTACCTTCTGATGGATTATCTGTGGAGTCATCATATAATATATTGAATACTTCGTCTCGTAATTTAGATCTAGTAATTCTTTTTCCTTTTAGGTCTTGCACTAAACTGTCGAATCTGGAGTTCGTGCTCTGTGATGATTTTGAATTCCCAGAGTCTGTCTCTGCAGAACTCCTCTGCTGCAGTCCACTTTGCTGTGTTGGTGGCATAGGTTTGTACCTCCGTTATGTAACGTTTGGTTTTCCTTTGTTGTTTCTGTGGAGGAGCAACCTGTTTTGCAGGTTTTACCTCTACCAGATACGATTGTATCTTTCCATCTATCTCTTTAATTTTGCAATAGAAGTCGGGAAAATATCGTCGCCACTTCTTTGCAACTGGATCTTTATACGGTATAATAAATTCTTCGCTAGACCATTCAAGTACAGTGGTGTTAGTATCACACCATTCCATGAATTGTCTTTCCCAGAGAGACCTAAACACCACTTGTGTAGGATCTCCTTTATATTTTCGGTAATTTCTTACCTTATATTTGCCTTTGTAAGCCATGATAAATAAAGATGGTCACACCATATTTAATATTTATGCCAAGAGCTATTGGAATACAAGAGTTTAAAGAAAGGATCTTAACTAGAACTGGTGGTATATCTGCGTCTAACCTTTATCAATTTAGTATTGATGCAGGTGAGGGAGGTATGAGACAGTATCTGGCCGATAATAATTTTACTGGTACTGATACTGGAGATGATATTGTTAATTTGAATCTTCTATGTAATGAAATTCAATTACCTGGTGTCACATACTCATCACATGATTTAACTCAACCTAAAAAAGGTATAACTCAAAAGATGGCTACATCTAAAGTTTTTAATGAACTTGATGTCAGTTTCTATTGTGATGCTGAATCAATGCCATTAGTCTTCTTTAGATCATGGCAAGATTATATTATGGGTGGATTGGAAAATCCACAATCTGCGTACACTGAAGAGAATTCCCTTGGAAAGTACGCACATCGTGCATATGCACAAAGATACTATAATTCTTATACTTGTGATATAATTATACATAAGTTAGAAAAATATGGTATTGGAAAATATGATTTTTCATCATATGATGAGATCACTGGTAAAAGGAAAGACTATAAAGTAGGATTTCATGCGAGACTTGCTAAAGCGTATCCTTATACTGTTTCATCAATACCTTACTCAGCTGGAGCTGCACAACTTGTAAAAGTTACTGTTGGTTTCTACTATGAGTACAGTCATTTAATTCAAGCATCTACTGAATAAATTATGCCATTACCTGAAATTGTTACGCCAACTTATACGTTGACGGTGCCCTCTAGTAAAAAGAAAATAAAATACCGTCCGTTCCTTGTCAAGGAGCAGAAAACATTAATCATTGCTATGGAATCTCAAGATCAAGAACAGATCTTGGATGCAATCAAAACTATACTCTCAAACTGTATCCTCACTCCAAAAGTGAAGATAGAGGATATGGCTTTGTTTGACATAGAATATATTTTCTTACAAGTCCGTGCAAGATCAATCAGTGAAGAGATTGAGATGAAAGTACGATGCCCTGATGATGGAGAGACAGAAGTTAATATATCATTCATGGTAGATGATGTTAAGGTCTTCTTCCCTAAAGGACATAAGAATGTTCTTAAGTTGACTGATGACATTACTCTAGAGATGAAGTATCCAAACTTAGAATACTTTACTAAGGTTAATTTCGCTAAAGAAAAGGTAGATGCCTATGATTTAGTTGCTCAATGTATTAAGAGAGTATATGTTGGTACTGAGGATAGTGGGGAGTTTACTTTCAAAGAAGCTAGAGATTGGGTAGAGGGATTAACCAACGCTCAGTTCTCAATGATACAGAAGTTTTTCAATACAATGCCAACTCTTAGACATACACTTAAGGTTACGAACCCTAAGACTAAGAAGGTGAATGAGATTAAAATAGAAGGTCTAGCAGATTTTTTCGCATAGCCCTCTTCCATGAGGGCTTGATGACTTTCTATCAAACCAATTTTTCTCTGGTTCAACACCATAAATATAGCTTGACAGATATTGACAATATGATTCCTTGGGAACGAGATGTCTATGTTAACCTGTTATCTGCTCACCTCCAAAAGGAAAGGGAGCGAATAGAAGAGCAACGTCGTAGTCGCTAATGTCTAAATCAAAAGAACAGTTACAACAAGCAGTCCTAGACGTAGGGGAACAATTTGCAGCCTCGATGGATACGTTGTTAGACACTGAGCTCAGATATTTAAAGTACTTAAGAAATAGAAAGAGATTTCATATTGGCGTAAGAAATATAATATCGAATAGATTAGGATCAGGACAACTTCCACCTGATGATCCAAAATCAACTAGAAGGAGAAGAAATCC